CCAGCATTTCAGCTTGCCGTCCATCGAGGCCGTCGAGACCGCGCCCGTCGTGCCATTGATGTCCGCGGCCGCGATCTTGAACTTGTCGAGGTAGAGGTCCTTCAGTGCGGTGCACTGGTGCCCAGCGTAGGCGACCACGTACCAGAGATACTTGTTGTTCGTGCCCGACGTCTTGACGAAGAGCAGCGCACCGCCGGCGCGCACGGTGCCCCAAATGATCTTTCGAGAGGCGATCGTCGAGCGAGCCGTGACGTTCAGCGGCGTCATGCCCTGGCCAGGGCGCTTGGTGAGCGCCTTCTGGATGAGGGTCATCGCCCCCACCTTCAGCAGCTGCACGCCCACGCGCGCGAGCGCGCGGGCACCCGCGACGATGAACGGTACGGCCTGAGGCATCAGAGCACCCAGGCAGCGACAGCGCGCAGCGTCGGATAGGGCTGGAGCTTGCGCCGGCCTGGTGCGAAGCACTCACGGCCCATGCAGATTGCCGGCTGAAACCCTCGGCCCATGTCGATCAGCACCACGTCCCCTACCCCTGCCCGCGAGACGTGCACGGGCTCACCCAGCGCCTTGATGAGAATTCCCCGCGCCCCGCCCTCCTGCTCGAGCAACGCCAGCGCTTCGCGCTTGGTGGTGTATCGGGGGAAGAGGATCCGGCCGTCGTACCCGCTGACCGCGGCCACGCAGCGCGCGGTGAACTGAAAACAATCATGGAAGCCCCAGCGGAAGGGCTGGCCGTGGGCGGCGTCGAAAACCCTCTGCAGGTTGTCGCGCCAGTTCGTGACGCGCATCAGCTGCCGCGTGGCCGGTAGCGGTCGAGAGCGCGGGCGCCGATCTCGCTGACGAGACTGCCGACGCGGCGGCCACCCCAGATGATCTCTTCACTGTCGAGGTTGCGAGCGAAGTCGCAGCCCAGGTCGCCAGAGAAGAACTTTTCTTGGTGCTCGGTGGTGTAGCGCCAGCCGTCCGGCTGCTCGAGGACAACCAGGCGACTCTCGCAGCTGATCTCGATCAGAGGCTCGCGCCCCTCGCGCCGGCGCACGCGACCCATGCGCCCTTCCCGCCTGAGCTCATAGCCGATGACCGCATGCGTGTCCGGGTTCAGCCACACCTCGTATTCGGTGCAGCTCCGGCCGAAACAGTTGTCGATCTCGGACTCGGGGACGACGCTGGGATCGATGCCCGAAAGCGAATACGTCCAGCGCTCGGAAACCAGCTGCACGCGCTCGGGGATATCGGAGATCGAGCCCAGCCCGCCGATGCCGTCATAGGTGTCACCACCGATCGAGAGATTTCCCGACCAGGTGGTGAGGCGTACGAAGCCCGAGGGGAAGTCGAGCTCGACGGCGTAGGCCACGGCAGCACGCTCGGCGATCGCGGCCGCCTCGACTGCCGGATCCTCGAACCAGCTCACTTATCCCCCTGCTCCGAATACCCGGTCGTCGACGTGATGACGTAGGCGCAACGCCCCGTGTTGCCGAGATTGGCGCGGGCGAGGTAACGGGCCAGCCAGAGGAACGGCGCCTCGTCGAGGTAGATCACTTCCGACTCGTGCAGCTTCTCGGACCACTGCGATCGCGGGCCGTTGAAGTAAACCGCGATCTGGTACTTCACGCGGCGTTCGCCTCTTCGAGATCGATCGAGGCGCTCGTCCAGCGGCCAGGGACGTTGTTAAAACCCGCGTCTCCGGCGAGCATGAAGCGGCCCATCGGACGATGAACGATGATGGGCGTGTTATCCGAAACCGCGCGGCGCAACGGCGGGGAGAATTGCAGATACCCGAGGCCCGCGGCGTTCGAATCGAGGCGAGTCGTAACCATTCTCAGTTGGCCGTCGATCTCGATCCATGCACCACGGCGCAGAAGATTCGTCGTCGAGGCGGGTAGCCCCTTTACGTAGAGGGCAACGCCGGCGCGGGTCTCGGCAGCCACCGCCGCATTCGTCGTCTGCGTGCCGCGGGTGGGGACCGACGACTGATAGGCGCCCATACGCCATGAAGAGATCGCGCCCGTCGTACCGGTGTAGTTGATCGCACCAGCGCTGACCATGTAGGCGACCGCACGGATTGAGGTCGTCGCAGGACAGCGCGCGATCACTTGGCAGAGATACCAGTCGCCGCCGGCGCTCGAAATGAAGGCGCGGGCATGGCTCCCAGCGGAGAGTCCCGTGACCGAACCCACGGTGCCGGCGCTCAGGTCGAAGATTGCGAACCCGCCGTTGCCCGCGCCGTCATCGATCTGCAGCCGCACGTCTCGGTCGAGCGTGTTCTGCTTGAAGTAGCCATAGGCGCACAGGTCCTCGGCCTGGGAGGTACGAGGCTGCGCTTGCAGGATGAAATGATCGGCGAGGTTGGTGCTTTCGGTGAGCTTCTCAGCCGTCGAGGTTCCGTCCGGCGCGGTGGCCGCGTTGGCGGTAGCGGTGAGCTCCGTCTTCGTCCATGCCGCGTTGTCTTGCTGATCGCTGTACTGCAGGCGGTTGCCGCCGCCGTCGACCAGCATGCAGCGAGCTAGGGAGGTGAACGGCACCTCGATGTGTACGTCGGAGGTGTACCCCGTGGTCGATGCGATGACAGCCGCCGCACGGCTGATTGACCCAGGATCGAGAACAACACCCGATGCCAGGTGATATCCGCGGCTAGTCGAGTAGGTGGTGACCGAGACTGAACCCGAGAGGGCCAGCTGCACGCCCACCGATAGGCCGGAGGAATTCAGCCCATCCATGATGAACGAGCGCAATGCGTACGGCGCGTTCTGAACCAGGGAAACGGACTGCACGAGGGACGGTGTACCGCCGGACGCGGTGGCGGCGAGACGCAATACCGCGTCGTCAACGCTGATGGCGCCCGTTCCGCCGGCGGTCCATCCATTCGTGCCGAGGCTGAAATCGGAGTTCGAGAAAATCTCGGGTGCTGGAAAATTCCCTTCCTGCAGGTACGAGTCATCGCCCAGCCAGATGCGGCCGGACTTTCCCCTCAGAGCCATCAGTGATGACTGGAGCTTCGCGCGCTCGCGCTGATCTTCGGAGGTTCGCCCGCCGTGCGGCGTGAAGTCGATCGTCGCGCCTACGCGCGAGCCGCCAAAGTCGGTCGTCTCCGCAGTGCCCCCGCTGCCCCAGCCACGCGTGACGCCCGTCGCGTCGATGTAGTTCACCCGCGAACGGGCCCACCGCAGCGAAAGGGGAAGGACGAGGTCGTTCATCGGAGTCCGTAGTGGTTTTTCTTCAGACGAGTGACGATCAGCGCCTCAAGGGCCGCATTGTTTTCGCGGAAGATCCTCGGGAGCGCTCGCTCCAGATCAGTGTTTCCATGCGCATCGATTTGGTAGACGGGCGCGATGGTGATATTCCCGCCCATCCCGCCAGGGATCACGGCGCCGGCACCGTCAGGCCAGAAGAGCTCGGGGCCACGTTCGCCGACCAAGCTCGGGCGATCGAGCGGGGGGCGGCCGCCGTTGGCGAAGCCGAAAATCTTCCCCACGCTGCCGAAGAGTCCGCCGCCAAAGCCGCCGATTTTCCCCAGCCAGTCCCACTCGCCCTGGGCGATGCCCATCCCACCGCCGCCGCCAAGCCCACCGCCGGAGAAAATCTCCGCGAGGCCGCCGCCGAGTGTCTTGCCGCCCTTGCCGAGCAGGCCGCCGAATAACTGGTTAATCCCGCTGAACGCTAGCTGCGTGACCCAGTATTCCAGCATGTCCTTCCAGCCTTCCTTGCCTCGCTTGAAGGCATTCATCAGCTGGTCATCGAGCAGCTCGCCCAGGCGCTCGGTCTCTCGGGCACGCTTCTCCGCTTCTTCGCGATGTATCTTGGCAATCTCCTCGGCCTTCTCACGCGCCACTTCAACCTGCCGCTCCTCATGCTGCAGGTAGATGTCGAACTGCTCTTCGAGATTGCCTTCGAAGATTCTCATCTCTTCGGCAAACAGTTCCTCATGCAGTTTGTAGCGTTCGGCGACCGCCTTCTCCTCAGCATCGATCGCTTTCTTTTGTGCTTCCTTCGCAGCTTCGTCGGCGCTGGCGGCGCCGAATCCTTTCGCGCGCGACCCGCGCGTGCCCATGCCGCGAGACCCGCCGCCAATAGTGGTCTGCGCCGCCCATTCCCGCTTTTCCTCATCGCGCAGGCGGTCGAGCTCTGCTTCCATGGCTGCCTTCTCCGCAGCCAAAGGCGAGCCTGGGGCGACATATCCACCCCCTGCGAAACTGGATAGACGGGCCTCGAGCGCGCGGATCTTCTCGTCGCGGCCTCGGGAGTCCGCGCCCGAAAGCAGGTCCATGACGTAAGAGAGGGACGGGGCGACTTTTGAAACCATTGTGGCCGCGAATCCCGACCAGGAGGCGTTTAGACGCTTCGCGGCATCATCTGCGCGCGCGAGCACTTTGATTGTGTCGTCGCCGAACGAGAGCCCTAACTTCTCCGCCTCCTCGCGCGCCTTACGGATCCCTGTTGCACCCTGCTCGAAAAGCGGCAAGAGATCCGCCCCTGCCTTTCCGAAAAGTTCCGTCGCCGCGCGGGCGCGGTCCGCAGGATCCTTCAGTTCTGAGATACGCTGAGCAAGCATCTCGAATTGCTTGTCCGGGGCTTTGTCGCGGATCTCGCCGATCGAGAGCCCAAGCGCATCTAGCGCCAGCTTCGGCCCCTTTGCCCCGGTGCCGGCCTCTGACAGCGAGATCTGCATCTTCCGCAATGCGGTCGACAGAGCCCCGATGTCGATATCAGCCAGCTTCGCGGCGTACGCAAGCTCGGACATCGCCCGTGATCCGAGTCCGGCCTTCGTCGCCGCCTTCGCGATCTCGTCGCCGAACTGAATCGACTGCTTGACGGTGTTCGCGAGGGCGGCCCCGATGAGGCCGCCACCCGCGAACTTAAACGCTGTCTTGATCTGGCTCGCTGCTTTCTCGACGATGCCAACCGCCTTGCCTGCATCGGTCTGCAGGCGGGCGGTGTTCATCGCCAGCTCGATAAGCAGCTGCCCGAGTCGTGCCAAGGTTATTCCCCTATTTCGGTTTCGATCGCGGGAAGGCCGCCATCAGCTCCTCATCCGACTGCGGGACGAAAGGCGGTAGCTCCGTCGTCTCGGGATTGGTGGGCTTTGGGCGGTGCTTGGCGTTGAGATACGCCACGCAGTCGCGAATATCCGGCATTGGCCACTGCTCGACCTCGCGCGGAGCGAGGCCGAGCTCAGTAGCTAGAGCAATGACTACCCGGCGCACAGGCCGGGCCGTCAGTTTTTTTCGGCGGTCTCCAGCGTCGCGGGATTGAGGTTGTTCACCGCGTCGAGCGCGCGGTCGATCGCCAAATAATCGGCGGCGGCAATGCGCTCCATGAACGCTTGCCCCTCGCCCTTCGCGAGCAATGGCTGACCGTTCTCATCGACGAGCGCGGTCTCCATTTCGATCGCCTTCCTGGCGAGGCGGCCCTCGTGCTTGATGGCACGCTCACCCATGTCGATAAACTCGGCCGCCGTGAGGGCGCGCACGAACACCGCGACGTCCGGCAGGCTCGCAAGTTTGATGGCCGTCGACCGACGCTGTGCAATCTTGTCGAGGACGCTCATGCGAACCACGACTCGCCCGCGCGCAGGCGCAGGCTGCAAGTACCGCCGACGGCACCGTCCTTATTGAGCGGCTCAAGGGTGAAAGACTTCACCGAAGCCATGAAGGCCGCGATCTGCCCGCTTGCGAGCGTGATCGAGAACGCGGCGGCGGCGCCCGAGCGCTTCAGCGCGCGCAGGCGGGCGTGGCTCGTGTCCACGACGGACGGATACCACAGCTGCAAGTCGAGCGTGCCGGGGTCGTTCATGCCGAGCAGCGTCTCGTTTTCGAGCGAACGCAGGTGGCTCACGTCCACGTCCGGCGCCTCGCCGTTGAAACCAGGCCCCAGTACCCTGCAATACGAGACTTCGGTCATCGTCTGCGCGAAAGCCTGGCCGCCGGACGCATACGGCGTATGTACGGAGGTGTCCTCGCCCTTCAGCTCGAAGGTGTTAGCCGCGGGGTTGTCGACCACGAGCGCCCGGTTATTCACCTGCAGCATGCCCAGCACGCCCGTGATGCGAACGATCGCGCCGTCGGCGATGCCATGGGACGCTGCGGTCACGACTCCGGGGTTCGCCGCCGAAATGCCCGTGATCGTGTCGGCGGCAGCCTCCGCCGTGGAAACACTCAAGTAGGCCTGTTTGGCCGCCTGCTGAGTCATGAGAGTCGCTCCTGATTACGTGAAGACCGACCACGTTTGCGTGATGCGGTACAGCTCCGGGTCGGTTTCCGGTTCGTACCCGTCCGATTCACCTACGAATTCATGCGTTGCGGCTTCGAGAGCCGAACGGCATGCGTCCGCGATAGCTTTCGCCGCCGTGTATCCGATTGCCCAGATATCCAGCTGCACAGAATTGATAGTTAGACCAGCGCTACTGCGCAGGTGTGGGAATGGGGTCTCGGAGATCCTCTGCAGCGAGATCGCCGGCACCGCGAGGGACTGCGTCCGCCGCAAGGGCTCGATGCGCGTCGCGGGGACGAGCGCGGTCACTGGAGCCGAAGCAATCAGCACGGCTCGGACAGTGGCAACGGCCATTTAGAACCCCGTGATCTTCTTCGCGAGACTTCGAATATTCCGGCGGCGGGCGCGCTCGGCGACGCGCTCGATCGCAGGTCCGAGCGACTGCCGGACGATCTCGATCGCGCGCGCGGCGTTCTCCTCGAAGGCCGGGCGCAGGAACGGCCGGGCGGGCACCGCCTTGATCGTCTTGCCGAAAAACCCCTTGATGACCGTGCCGAGTGACTTCGTCGCCTCGATGGTGCCGCGGCCGAATTCAATCCAGCGCCAGTAGTAAGCTCGAGCGGTCACGCCGATGTAGCGCGACTCATAGGTCCGCGTACTCTCGCGGTTTCGCCACGACTTGATTGAGTCGCGCAGGCGCCCGCGGGCCTGCTTGCCCGGCTGAACCGGTCCGACCATGCGCGTAGGCGCCTTGGCCTTCGCAGCATCGACGATCGGGCGTGCGGCTCTGGTCAGGGCCGCCTGCGAGGCCTTGCCCTGCAGGGACTCCGGGAGGCGCTTCAGCAGCGTCTCGCGCAGCTCAGCGAGGCCCGAGACCTCGATCGGATCAGGCATTGATGACAGCCTTCGCAAGCAGAGCCAGGCCGCGGCGGCGCCCGAGCTCGGCCGGCGGGGCAGTCAGTTCGTACACCACCCCGTCGAGGGTTACTCGGTCGGTGGCCACGACATCGGAGCGGTAGCGGATCTCGAACCGCACCGCCGTCTCGGCGTCTTTCGCGCCACCGACGAAGGTCTCGCGGCCGTTCAGCTCGATCTTTTTGCCCCAGACCGTCGCATACGTGGTGTATGTGATCGTGTAGTCGCCGCTCGCCGCCTGGGCCCCGTGAGTCTTGTGCGCGAGCGTCAGGCGACGATCGAGCGGGCCCGCGCGCATCAGGAATACGACCGGTACTGGTCGAGCAGCAGCTGCGCGGACTGTGGGAGCTCGGTCGAAATGGTGCCGATGACGACCGACTCGCGGTTCGCGTAGTAGTGGCCGATGGTCAGCTTCAGCGCCTGGCGGATCGCCTCAGGGAGGGCCGTGTAGCCGACCACCATGCGAACCGTGATGGTCTCCATCATGTCCCGCACCGACGGCCAGGTGACGCCGTACGCGGGCTCGATGCGCCCCGCGTATTCCTTCAGGGACACCCGATACTGATCGGCTGCCAGCGTCTGCTGGACGCCCGAGGTGTCGTAATAGGTGATCGAGCTCACCGACTGCACGGGCGGCAGCGGGAGGATGATGCGCGGCCGCGCGTACCCGTTGACTTTCTCGGTCGGCCAGGTGCCGTCGATCGTGAAGTCCCACGTTTGGGTGTAGAACTTGCGGCGGGTGTAGTTCTCGGCCGCCTCACGGGCGGCAAGGATGTAACCCGCGATCAGGCCGTCGTCTTCCGACGTCTCGACCTTGAGGTGATCCCGCGCCTCGACGAGCGTCAGGTGCTCACCGGTCGGAGCGGTGACGAGCGAGAGACCCATCAGGCCGCCTCGCCCGTGACGAGCGGGTTCGGGTGTGCGCTGTGGTCGTACTCCGACTCGATATCGTCGGCGGTCGGCAGCGTCTCGGGCGCGCGCTCCGTGAAAACGATACGCGTCGAGCCGTCGTCCCGCTTCTCGAACGAGAGCGCGACGGTGTCATACCCATAGCTTCGCTTATCGAAGGGCTCGCAGGCATCCATCAGCGACGACGTGCGCACGATGGTCAGCTTGATCCCGCGCGCGGCGGCGATACCGAGCCAGAACTCGACGCAGCCTCGGCCCTTCTCCGAGTCGTGGGCGTTGTCGTAGGTGAAGTCCATACCCGCGATCGTGATGCGCTTGACGCCGATGTGGATCGCGTAAGCCACGGCATAGGCTGCGGTGCTGTTGAAATAGATATAGCCGAGGTGGTTGTACACATCCTCGAGCGGGAACGGCACGAGTCCCGGGTAGTCGGGATGGGTGCGGCTCGTGTAGATAGGACCCGGATGCTTGCGCATCCATTCCAACATGTTCGCGATGTTGCTCAGCGGTCGCGCCTTCGCCCGAATTTCCTGAATGCGCACATCGTCCATGTGGAAAATGCGATCGCAGTGCAGGATGTCTCCCAGGGCGTTGATGCCCCAGACCTCGTCGGCGAGTTTGTTGCGCGCGCCCAGCTGGCGAGCGATGAGCACGTATTGATTCAGCGACGGGCCCATGCCCAGGATCGCGACATGTTCCGGCGCTACTCGCTGCTCAGACATGTGACTCCCTAACTATTGAAACGGTC